TCTACCTCATTAACTACACTTAGAAAATTTGTCTGCGAATTACTACGGGTTTTCGGGTTGATATACAATACCGCACCTGCCGTAGCAGAATAACCAAGAGAATTATTTACATTAAAAACGATTGGCTCTATCAGATCATTTTCTACGCTTGTTACATTTACAACTACATCAAAATTACTGTCGTCATCCGTATTGATCTCCATCGGATAAGTGAAAGTATTTTTTGTATTTGTAGCAATGTTATCATTTTCTGAACTATACACCTCTATTCCATCTTTCATTATGCTGAACACCGCATCAGTCGCGGTTGATTGGCTATCATAAATAGAATAGTCAAACACAACGTTATCCTGCCAGTTAGTCAGCAAGGCGGCAACGTTGTTCACACACATCAACTTAGCTGTTTCTCCGATAAACGCTATACACATTATATCAACCGATACAGCTTTCGTCTGGATCGTATTATCCGAATTAGACAGATAGAAACTCACATTATAGACACCTGCCGCTCCGGGATGTAACAAAATATAATTATAAGGAGTATCTGTATAGATAGCCGTACCAAGATTCTGACTGTAACTCTGATTATAATTATCACCCATAATAGTGATATGCAATATCTTACTAATATTCCCATTGATAATCATCGGAATTGTGATATCCCCTGTAAAAGCTGTCCACCAGGCAAAGTTCGGAGCACTGATACCGAGCGAGGTAAGCTGTACGGTGTAAGTAACAGGAGCAGTTGTAATATCAGTATTCTGCCCCTTGACGGTAATCTTCAGATTATTACTACCTGACGATAACCATTCGGCCACATCCTGTTTAATGGACACATTAGAAGAAACTTCCATTTGCTTTACCATAGTGAAATCAACATACTTAGAATTCTTCACCATAATAGTACACAAACCCAACTCCCCAGTCGGCTTATAAGGCTCACTCAAGTCATCCCGATACTGGGAAACAAACGTAAAGTCAAGAATGCATTCTTCGCCATATTGAGCGGCAAAACCGAGCGAAGCCATATTATTCCGGACATATACGCTGTACATAGTACCAGTACCTCCCGCAAGTTCACGAACCAGTTGTTCAAGTGCTGCACCGGCAGCACCATCGTAAGCGGTACCTTTGGTGTTTCCAAGTATTAGTGAACCGTCCACCAGTTCATTTATTTTGCTAACTAATTCGTTCAGCTCCTCCGCTTTCAGAACATTACCTTTTATAAAAGTCTTATCTAATTGTTCCATATCTTCATCCTAATATATCATTATCCAACCTGCTTGTATCCAATAAGAAATCAGTGTTCATTTCTACTTTTCCACCCAAAGCCGATAGAGCGTGCATGATCAAGTTCAGTTCATAGGTGCCCACGCCAGTCATATCGCTTTCCATGCGACTGATACGGACGTAACAGGTATTACCAGCTTCATCTGATGTACGCTTTAAGACAAACTTAATATATCCCATCTTGTTTCTGATTAATACTCAGCCTATTTATAACTTCTCGTTTAACTGCCGCAATAAAAGGAGACTGCCGTACCACTTCAATAATGGCATTGCAGTATTGTGAGGGAATCTCCACTTCTCCTTCGGAATAGTAAATTGCTTCAGCAAGCTTTTCAAAACCAATATCCATCAATACAGTTGTCTGATACTTCATCGCATTCGCTATTCTTTTAGCGATATCAAATGTTTGAACATCTCCCTCGAAAGATATTTTCGTCTCGATTTTCTTAAAATTGATTTTCATACTTCTTTTTTTAACTATTCTTCATATATCCGTAAAACCATATCTTATTTAAAGCATCGTATATATACACATGCCATAGGGTAGATGCGAAGAAATCGCCGGTAGTCGATATCGTGTCACCGGAAGCCGCAATTACATTCACTCTTTTACCGTTGGCAGATATCATCCAGTACTCCTGACCATCTTCCGCGCCTGCAGGCAGAGTGACTGTGATTTCTTCGGTATTGATACATACCAGAACAGAATCCATAAGAGACAGGCTTTGCGAAGTTTTTACCCGACGTAATCGTCTACGGATTCCGCATATATCTCCATGAGGTATATACAGCGCATGATTACCAGTAGCAGTATAGTCATCATAAGCTTTCGCACCCTGTACATCCAAATAGAGTGCAGCATTGGCACCGGCATCATAACGGGCTATTACTCTGTTGACACATACCCGTATCGGATTAATCATGAAGCCACCCGAAGTAGCCGGGGTAGTGTCCGCACCGAAAAAGGAACTTACATATTGGTTTGTAAACCGGAGCAGGCTTGGAGATAACAGCATCTCATCTTCGCCGGAAGTTCCCGTAAGGGTGTTAAATGTACCACTTGTGGCAACAATATTATTCAGCGTGATGTCATTCAGCACAGCATTATTCCCTGATATATTCCCAGATAATGTTAAGTTGTTTGCCGTGATATTGTTTAGCGTCAGATTCCCATTCGTATCAACGATAAAATTGCCATTGATGATAGTTTTACCCAAAAAGTTGATTTGATCGGCACTGATGTTTACTCCCGATTCAATCGTCCCGTCAGCATTCTGTTTGATAAACGTAGTTATATCCGCCTGTTTTACAATATTTTTATCCTTGTCCACCTGAGATGTGAACAAAGATGCAAAATCGCTCTCCGCAATCAGCCCCGACTTTAGTGTACCATCTTCATTAAACTTCTTAGCAACAACTTCTATCCTGTCACCCATATTCTTGATAGTAGCCGTTGTACCATAATTTGCAGGCTTCCAATGCTCAATGTCGAAAGCTATTCCACTAGCTTTCCCTGTCTGACATACCAGCGTATCATTCTCGTAAGGATCAGGTTTTGCAGTTGGATAAGTAGCATTCACCCACAAGTCTCCCACATCATAAGTTTGTTCATCAGTTGGTTGCTCTACAAATACCCGCCGTTTACCGTCAGCCGTATCTTGGGCTTTAGCCGCATATTCCAGCGCTTTTACAGTTTGCTGGTCGGTAATATCACTCCACGAATAAGTACCATCTTCATCCTGTCCGAATCTCCACGCTCTTCCTCCCTCGTCAGGTACATTGGAAGTATTATAGAATAAATCTTGGTCGTGCATGGCTTTCAGTTCTCCTGTATTCCATTCAGATGCAGGCAAATTATTCAGTGTAGGTATATAATCAAAGAACCAAATCGTATATTCCCTATCCGTCTGGGCTTTCACTATGTCAAAATCAGTTTGCAAACCGTTAATCATATCATCATAACTTTTACCGGTCGCTTCAGAAATAAACTGTCCTACAAATTTATTCAGAGCAGGAGATATAATCGTAACTTCTTTCCCTGTAAGCGTATAGTTGCTGATACCTTTATATTGCTTGATACTGGGCGCATCGTCACCTATAGTAGATAGGATAATGGCATTCTGACGGGTAACATCATTCCTGTTACCCAACAATACGATCTCGTCTCCTGATTCGGGAGTGGAACTAACAGGATCACAATCCATTTTACTCAAGTCTATGTAATCATCTCCTACGGAAACAACCAACCTCCAATAATACTTATTGGTTACATCGTGTGATGTATCTGCCTTAATATTGAACGTCTGGCAACGTACTTGATCTCCAGACGCAAACTCCTGCATAATACTCTTGTTGCCATCATCCTGCTGAAAGTAGCAACGGTACACTTCTTCCATATCCTCCACTTTCGTACACTTCATGGAGGCAGGCGTCAGGATAATCTCTCCACCCACATAGCGAAGACGCTTGATGACGAGTTCTACAAAGTAGGCTACTTTCCGCACAAGCAGCTCGTCAACTTCCAGATAAGAACGGCCAGTATCCGGATCATGTTTCAGAATGAAGCCGCTGCCTAGGTCTCCAGACACGAAGCCCGGAGATATAATCCGAAAAATATTGTTCAACTCATCCAGTATCGCGATGACATCTCCTGATTCGTTAACGTTAATGCCATGTTCTTTCTTGCCAATCAGCAAACCGTTGATGAAAGTAATAAGTCCAGCTGCCGTATCTTCCACATCTTTTCGCAGAAACTTCTCATATACCGGACTGTTATCATCTATATCATGCGCTTTATCTGCATATCCAGCCTTTGCTTTCTTTATTAGACTTTCATAAATAGTTCCGTCATCACTCACCTCTAACTTTTTCAGATAGATATAACGATCATCATCAGTACTAATTTCATCAAGCGTTGCTTTATTGGCATGCGTATGACCATCACCAGTAAAATCGGACGAAGAAGAACCATCTACCGATACAACTGTACTTGACACTCCATTTTCGCTTGCCCTCCCCAGCTCTCTCAGTCGTTTGCTGCGAGGCTGCGCTGTACGCAATATTGCTCCTGATATATACTTCTTTTCCATAAAGTTTAATCTTTATCTGATGAATATTCGTCCGGACGAAGTTCTACTATCTCCAATCGGCTCTCATCTTCTATCACATCTTGCTTGTCCGACAAGCAAATAAATCGTTTAACATCTTGACAACTTTCCGAACAAACAGCCAGGTCACCATCCAGTATTCCGGCAGTTCCTGTCAGCAACGTCTTCCGTTCTGCATATTGACTATATAATGTTCCGATAAGTAACTGTTCTGCTTGTGTAGTCCGTCCGGCACGAGTAAGTTCTTTTATCTGAATACCATCTTCCGTCCGGAAAAGCACTCCTTTCCCAGTGGGACTTGTATCAGTCATTGTTCCGCATATCGTATCCAAGCTAATTCCTTCTTTGGCACTCTCATTTATGACACCTGTATACTCTATATCATCATTTTCCGCATCGTCATGAATTATATTTTTACGTACCATATCAAGCTGTGGAGCTTTATACAACAACCAGCGTATTTTCTGATACCAGTCATCAGGTGCCTCCTTTATCTTTCCTTTGGTCCATTCATATACCCATACACCAGCATAAATACAAACTTCCAAATATCCGTTTTTTTTAGGATAAGGTATATACTGTCCCTCTTCCAACCTCTGGAACGACCTATATATATCTTCTAAAGATAACCCTATATTATGCCGGTTCTTTTTCCATCCCTGAATACCTGATTTTTCATGCCGGTCAGCCGGATCATACCATTCCAGCCAGCAACTTTGATAGGATGCAGCACCATCCAGCCACTCTCCTTTGGTCTTATAAGACAAAGCCCCTCTCAAATCTGTACGTTTAGCAATATCAGCATTAGAATAGTGCATCAAAGCATTACCGTCATCGTCATACAGAGTTACGGTTACAGGTATCTGTACATAATTAAACCGATAGTCCAACAATTCGTAATTACTTTTTTCATTATCACTACTACCTTCCGTAAAAGGGTTGTAACGAGCATCCAGTAGCATATCCATACTTAGACGTATATAATATTTTTCACTATCTTTTTCAGATAATTTGGGTATGAAAGTACGATAAGTACGCATTATCACTTGCTCTGGTTTTTGCCATGGCTTTTGAGGAAACTTATTGGGTGTTCCTCCGGCTATATGTACTCCTGTAGACATCGTAAATGCCACTCCATCAGCCGGCTGGGCACCAAGCAACGGAAGTATATGAAAGTAAGTACACAAATTCATCTCAGCCAATCCCGTCCCCTTCCTACTATCCGGAAAAATAGCAAATGAAAGATTTTCATAATCAACATCATTTTCCCCCCGCCATCCATAATCAACATAAAAAGCATAGTAATATACTCCCGGAGGTGCACCTTCTCCACGTATATTAACATAATCTGCGGAGTATTCACCTGTATACTTAATTTCCTGTCCCAACAATTTTCCATCTGAATAAGGAGAGAAAGTTATTTTTACATTATTAATTACTTTGTCTACCCCCATTATCTGGTCATCACTTTTCCAGAGAATTCCTTTAGTGATTCCATGTAAGTAAAGCCCATTCAAATCATATACCCATATCTTTCCATTCTTCTGTATCAGTTTTAAAGCAAGTGGTTGCAACATCCCCTCTATCACTTCATAAAGCGTACAGGCTTCACCGTCCTCATCATAAAAGTTATCGCTCCGAACACTTATTTTATCTAAAGTCGCTCTTGTGCCGCCTTCTTCCAGATAAGTACTCAGATAATCCTGATTTAGTTCTCCATATTGTATTTTACTCCTACGGAGAGCATACTGCAATATATTCTCCAATGTACGCGTACCCGTCAGGTCATATTTCAGACGGTCCAGAATACCAAAATCACTGAATGTAAGCTTCACTTCATATTCATCGAAGGCAGAGTAAGGTTCTTCGTAGAATTCCGGATCAAGCGCACCACTCCAGTAAAGCAGTCCGTTACGTAGCACTTCCAGACGTATGCTACCCGGCAGGATAATATAAAGATCCTCATAAGTCCGGTCGCCTGGACTTACAATGGTCAGTGAGGCGGTACTACCGCATATCACTTCTTCTTTGTCAGTATGTGCCCACTCTATCACCAACGGACTATCAGCCGGAAATCGCAGTATACCTATCGACGAAAACGGTTCATCCGCTTCCTGATAAATGTCAACTTTCCACACTATACTCTCATGACTGAGGAATTGTCCCGAATATCGTAAATACTCCATAATTCTATCATTGAAGATTCATAATTGTTTGTCAACTTCTCCTAATCAGATTGTTTTCCCGTTCCAATATTCCTACCAAAGTGCGACCTTCTATTCTGAATACAACTTTTCCGCCGTTTCCACCATCTGCAGGCTGTATCAGTTGTCTCAATCTATTAAGCGGAGCTACTACTTCCGGATTATTAATCGCCCCGGAATATTCTCCGAAAAGGCCTAAAGTGGGGCCATAGGCTATACCACCATAAGCAAACTTAGGCAGATTGGCCAAAGCAGCCAATACACTCGCTACAGCCGCAATAGCCAATATAGGCCCCACAATAGGAATACTCGACATACTGGCAGCCGCCCCTGTTGCAGCGACAGTTGTGTTAGCCGTAGCCTGGGTGGATTGGATGCCTAATAATGCCAAAACTTGCGGAATAGCTTGTCCTATTGCCTGTACTGCATTGGCTCCCCACTGTAACCATTCACCTGCTGCTCCACCTATCAGGTTACCAACATTTCCCATAGCATTCCCCATTGCTCCCATATTATCCGTCAGTTCCTGATTCTTTTCTCTTGCCAATCCCACAGCCTCATTCCATCTCTCCATACCGGTTAAGGGATCTTGAATATCAAAATTCAT